CAGCGACAGCGACAGACTTAGTGAAAATCTGTGTGCGGTTGCCAATACGGGTTGTTGGCGATGCGGTGATGCTAGAGGCATCAGCACCTTCAACAGCGCCACCCAAAGCAGCAGCGGCCAGGCTGTCAGTCTGCCACTCATGATAAGTTGCAGTTGCCTTGGTCTTGCCGATGGAAGACATGAAAGGGGTGTCTGTGGGCGAGATGTTGTAGATCACGTCCGACAGGTCTTCGCGCATACCGATTGCGGTATAGGTCTGGTAGGTTGCCATTTTTAAAGCTCCAAAAATTAAAGGAATCGTTCAAACGCAGCAGCAGCATCACGGACTTTGCCGGATTGACGCAGCCGTTGCATCACTTGCTTTTCTTGCGATGACTTAGATTCTGGCACTGAAGTTCCGGGCTTGAGCATCTTGGGAGCTTGCTGGACTTTCTTCAAAGTCTCCGGCTTGCCCTTTTGAAGTTGCTCAAACTTCATTGCTTTATACAAAGTCAGCACAGCGCGATGGTCATACACTGAGGCGAGTTCTTGATCTGACCAGCCAACAGATTTTGCATATTCTCGGATTTCTTTCCGGATTGCATCACCTTTTGGTGTAGCCAGCTCTGGGATAACAGACGCGAGCTTTTCAGATTCAGACTTGAGATGGTTTTGCAATGACTGCTGCTGCTCCGCTTGTTGCTGTTGGGCAATGCGTTGCTGTTCAGCACGAACAACTGCTAACTGCTTCTCACGCTGACTCTGTTCTGCTACCTTAACGGCATAACCGATAGGGTCTGTTTCTTTCAGAACTTCCAAATCCTCACCCTTATTCTGTTGGCTCAAGAAGCTATCGAGTGCCTTCAGTTTCTGGGCGTAGGCCATACGCTCTTGTTTAACTTGCTCAAGATGTTCACGCTCGGCTTCAATAGCCTTACGCTGTTCAGCAAGAGCCTGAGATTTTTGGGTGTAATCCTTGCTTCGCTGGTAGCCGTTGATAAGCTCGTCAAGTTCAACCTCGACTTCCTCGCCACCGACTTTTGCCTTGTATCGGGGTTTTACTTCCTCTACAGGCTCTTGATCGTCCACATATTCGGACTGATCCTCAGCTTCACCACTTGTCTCTTGTTCAATAGGCTCTTCCGGTTGGCCTTCTTCGGCTCCATCGTTACCCATCAAACCCAGAAACGCATTAGCGGCTTGGTTTACGTTCAGGCTTTCACTCCCTTGCGGGTTGGTGTTTTCCATGTGTTATCTCAGTTTTCGCCAGAAACCGTCTGGACTGCGGGTGACCAAGGTCACAGAATTTTCCACTTCTTTTCTTGAATCTTGGTCTCTGCGGCAATGCCTTGCAAGTGTCCAAGAAGCAGGTCAAGTGTCTTAATGTGGCTGTAAGCGGCTTCTCGCTCTTCAACCTCATCTCGATTCGTGTTAATTATCACACTAATTTGCTGATTTTTCAAATCATTCATGACTTCTACGAAAAAGTCATCAACCAACAGATTGTTGGCCCACTGAGCCTTTAGTTTTTTATCCATACTGGCTTTGAATTCCTGAAATTATGTCAGAGATTGATACTTGTCTTCCATTCAAACCACCAATGACGTCATTCATGCCAACAGTTGGACTTGTTTGGAATTGCTGAAGAATATCAGGCACGGAGAACGACTGCTGTGGCATTTGATACTGCTGTTGCACAAAAGGCACAGACTGGTAATTCAGCGTGTTGATGACATCACTCAGGCTGTACGGCATTTGGGTTAGCTGTTGACCAGCATTAGCCCACTGAGTTCCTGCCAGCATTTCAGGCGAACCAAAATTGATTGCCTCTGACGGAGTAAATGCCATGTTGTATTCAGGCGACTTCCAGTCACTAGGGACAGGAACAATCTCAAACCCTGTTGGCTGTTCTTCTGGCTGGTTAATGCCCTTATCATCTAGCAAAGCCGTTACCGCCAAAGGTGCAAGAGCTTTTGCAGCGTCAAGCAATGCCAGTTCTTTATCAATGTCTGTTGGCTGTTGCTCTGTTAACTCTGGAATGTTTACATCAACATTGGGTGCTGGCTGATTGATAAACGAGTTTGGATCACCCAAATCTGGAACATAATTGTCCGGGATAAAGCCAGCCTCAGTAATGACGCCGCCATCAACAGGAATTACAAGACCTTGACCGCCACCCATCGAGTCCAAGTTTGGCGCTGTTGGCATTTGGAAACCAAGGCCACTACCACCGGGAATCGGCAAAGAGTAATCAACGGGCTGATTGACAACATCAACAAGCTCACTGATTGTTGGCACTTGGATGCCTTGAGCACCCATGTCTGGGATTACAGGCGCACCAGTAGCAAGCGAGTAATTAGGCGTGAATGATGTATCAATAACAGGTGGTGGCGCAAGCTCTGGATAGGCAGCGATGACATCAAGCTCTGTTGGTGATGTGGATGCGTCATAGCCAATACCTGGCTCTACGCTATTAATGTAGTCTTCGGCAAGAGACAACTTTGCGTCATTGATGCCGCCAGCGATTCCGCCCTGAATAGCCCCTTGTAAAAAGTTACCACCTTGAAGTTCAGCAAGTGCGCCACTTGTAAGAGCTTGGCCTACAGCATTTGATCCAGTAGCGGCAATTAACTCAGGCGCAATCAAGTTGCCAAGTGCCGAACTGGCTCCGGCAGTTAGTGCGCCTTTTATAAACTCACCGCCTTGCGCCTCTGCCATTGTTCCGCCAATAATTGCAGAACCAATTGCAGATTGAACAGCCCCCATTGCAGCAGGAGCAATTGCAGAACCAAGTGCCGCAGACAATCCTTGCAGTCCCGGAACAAAAGCAAGAGCCAACGGAAGGGCGACTTCCGCCAAAGAATCCATGAAACTGGGATTGTCTGAGAATGTCGCGTACTGTATTTGCCCAGAAGGAACATCCCTCAAGTTGAATGTCTGCCCTTTGTATGTTGCAAGATTCCCGCCTCTTTGAACTTTTGCTTCTTTAGCCCAATCCGCAGGTTTATCAACTACAGGCCCACCAACGTAATTAGAGCTACCGATTCTTTTCCAGTTTGATTGGTTTGACCAATAATCTACGTCAATTATGTTCGCCATACATCACCCCGGAATTTCTACGTTAGAAGTGATGCCAGCGCCGACCTTCATGGCCTTTAGCTGTGCCTCGACTTGGAATTCTTGTTCCTTCATTGCAAAGTGCATGTTCATCTTCTCACGCTCAATTTGAAGTTTTGAGGCTTCTTTCTCGCGCATCAGTTGAATCTCAGCAGCGGCTTTGTCTCGTTGAAGTTGCAATTCAAGCGCGGCCTTTTGACGTTCAAACTCAAGATCAGCTTGCATCTTTGCCTGTTGCATTTGCATATCAGCTTGGAACTTGGCCTGTTGGCTTTGAATCTCCGCTTGTGTCTTAGCCATGTAGGCTTGCACTTCTGGCGACATTTGCGGTTCTTGCTGCGGAGGTGGGTTAGACAATTGCTGGTCTTGCTCGGCACTGATCGGCTTGAAGAACTCAGCGGAGTCTTTGAAGCCAGCAGCCTCGACCATACGGCCAAGAGTGCCGCGATACTGACCAAACGAAACCAAGGGGTTTGCTGGACCGTATTGAGCAATCATTTGCTCTTGTTTAGCCAAGACCATATTGAGCATTGCCATTTGCTGGTCACGGTTACCGTTACCCAAACCGACATTGATCGAGATGTCAAACTTGTTGGCCCATGTGCGAGGGTCAATAGTGACATACGTGCCACGCAAACGAATGATGCGCTCTTTTTGCTGGTACTTGGTCACCAAGTGCATGATGCCTTCAAACAGCTCTTTAACGCCTGATTCAGCAAAGATACGGGCGATCAGTTCAATCTTGCCAGCACCGGCTTGCTGCATAGAGGCCACGGCTGCGGCAGTCACGTTCTGCAAAATGTTGGCATCAAGACCTTGAGACATCTCAGTCACGCCTGTGCGCTTTGCTTGGACAGAATCCAAGTATTGCAACATTGGGAACGACTGGTTAGCCATGTTCTGCACTGTCAACTGTTGGACAGCACCTGGAGTCTTCACGCGAATAACGCCACCAGCGGTAGAGGTCAGCAAGTCATCAAGGTTAACTTGGCCTTCAACAGCAGTAACACGGCTGTTATTGGTCAGATACATATTGTCCAGCATCTGACGGGTGACAGTTGTCTTAATCAGTTGCAGGTCAACAGTGCGATCAGCCAGCGAGTTGCCAAAGAACTTGTGTGGAATTGGCAATGGGCAGACAGAGTAAAAAGGAACATAGTCTGTTTCTTCATCACTCAGAATGTCGTTACCAGCGTAAAAGACTTGATGCAACTCAGCAATGCCATCTTCATCGGCATCGTAATAAATGTAGCATTCAAAGACCTCGATCTCTTGCATTGAAGAGTCGTTCGGCTCTGTGTCATACGGCTGTTCACCGGGAGAATATCGAGCCACACGTTCAGGCGTGTAGGCCAGTGCGTCACCTGTTGGCAAGCTGTTAACAACGTCATCAGCAAAGCCCATTGCGATCAGTTCGCTGCGGGTAATCATTCGGCGGTGTGCAACGAAAGGCGAATCCTTCACAGTGCGGCCAGCCTTGGCAATCAAGAACTCTTCAGGGGGGATGTTGGAAATCTTGACCTTGCCCGACTTCTCCACCTTCTTGATGGTGACGTCATGAATACCATAAGTGGCAGGAACACCCATCTCGTCAAAGACAGGCATTCCCATTGGGTCTAGGATCGGCTGCGTTACTGTGTCTTGCTCAACAACTTCAATGCTCTTGTCTTGCAGCAGCATTGCCAGTTCGTCATCGGACAAACCTTCATATGTCTCTTTGGTAACGTCTTCCTTGTCTTCCCAAACAGCTTTCACGATGCCGTTCTTTTGCAACAAGGCATCAAAAAACCAATCATGCAGGATGATGACACCCGGATTGTCTTTGAGAAAGATGTGGTTCAGATAGTCAGTCGCTTGCTTTGCGCCAGCCTCATCACCGGGGCCAACAGGATCAGCAACAACGATTTGGTCAGAGCCAGTAAAGATGCGAATCAGTGCTGGCAAAGCGCCATCAATGGCTTCGGCAACTTCACCAGTAACGATTGAAGACTTGCCCTCAACTTCATTTCCATACGGTTGGCGCAAATAAGCCTGAAGGGCTTGCTTACGCATCTCAACCGTCTCGGATTCAATAAAGCCGATAGAGTCATCTATGGCCGCTTGTACCGCTGCTTTAAGTTCGTTCTGGCTCATCTTTGACCTTTGCTGGTCGCCCGACCTTTGGGCGTTCTTGCAATTGTAACGCCTTTACCACATTTTCAAGCATTTCAATACGCTTCTCAAGCTCGTCAACCCGTTTGGCGTTAGAAATATCGCCTTGTCTCATCATGAACATTTAGACCACCCATTTTGGAGTTACGTTGATAGATTTGCCCCACCCACCAGAAATGATGTCTGATTTCTGTTTTGCAAAGCGGCGCATCATGTAAGCGTAACGAGTTGCATCCATCAAGTCTTCCTTGACCTTGTAGATTTTCCCGTTTTCTTCCCTGTGATACTGGATGAATTCTTCAAACCAGTCTCTCAATCCAGCAAACACCTTGAATCGACCTGTGACCATCAACTCGCGCAACTCCATCACGCCAACTTCAACACCGTTACCGCCATCAGGCCAAGTTGCGTGTTCTGGCAACATATCAAAGCCAGCCTCTGAATAATACTCTCGCATTTGCTTGGTAGAGCCTTTTTCAGTTTGTAACCCGTCTTGGGGCCACGCAACAGGCACTTTGTCTTGCCAAGACTTCACAGCACCCCACGCCTGTGATGGCGACATCTCACGAGCTTTCCAAGCCTTTGTAAGATAAAAGGTGTCGTTGTCTTTGTCCCAAGCCAATTGAACTTGTGCTTGCGGGTGGTCGTAACCAAAGTCACAAGCACCAATAATCCAGAAATGACTTGGAATATCAAATGGCTCACAGGTGATAAGTTCCTCTGAAAAGTCATAGATACGCCCGTGCCCAAGCATTGGCGTTCCCTTGGTTCGCATCTCTCTTTGGTGCGGAGGGAAAGACGCAAGAAGATCATCTTTGACTTTTTGATTTAGGTGAGGCGCATCGTCCCACCCTTTTTGCATACAGAATTGAGCAGCACTTGGAGAGTCCATGAACTGGATAACAAGTTCAGTTCTACCGTTTTCAGGCGTAAATGTCAGGATTCCTCGTCCACCCTTGTTGTTGTCGCCTGTTGCGGTACGCACCAAGACTTGAGGAAAGATCGTTCTGTCCCGTGGTTCCTCATCAATATGGAACCAATCAACGGCGTCACCCATCAAGGCGTGTTGCCCTTGCGAATAACTCCAAAACTGTATTTTGGAGTTCATACCGCTTGAGTGCTTAACATAGACAGAGCGCAATGCGCCAGGAGTTCCGACCATTGACTCATAGCTGACAATGCGATCAGGCGGGATCAGACCCCCCTCAAACTTGTCGCCAATCTTGCGCCCAACAATCTCGGTCTGTAACAAATCTCTTGTTTTCTCGCCAGAGTAGCCAAGACACCAAATCAATGGGGCGTGTTCAAACTTGTGACCATTCCAGTCTTCTGGATAGTCGCCCAAAGCGTGAACAGCGTCAATGTAAGTCCCAAGATAGGTTTTGCCGATGCGGTTGGCGGCAATCAGACAGGCTTGAGAGTAAGCATCGGTTGCACCAATGAACTCTTTTTGCCAGTCATACAAGGTCTTGAAGACATAAAGGACGCGGTTTTCCCGCATCCTTCTTTGCTTTTCCTCAAGAAGTTTTAGCAGCTCAATTTTGTCAGACATTCAAAGCACTCATTGCGGCTTTGATCTTCTTGTCCAATTCGCTATCAGACATATCTGCAAATTCAAGAGCGCCACCATCTTTGCCCGTTACTTCTGTTCTTGCAAGTTTAGGCGTAGCGTATTCAGCCATTTGGGCTAGAAGTGTCAAAGCAGCTTTGGGGTCTGCTTTCAGTTCTTTCTCAACACTTCCCTCGGCAACTTCTGTGAGCCATTTAGAGACGTTTTCAGCGTTATCCTCTAGCAACCTACTGACTGTCTCTCTAAACGTCTTGGTGGCCTTATTAACGCTTCCTGGCGGCCTTCCCCTGCCACGGTTGGTTAAATTCTCAGGTTTTCCGGCCTCTAATTTATTCATCTTGGTTTGACTCCCGTAGGTTGGTCAAGGTTGTGCAAACTTATGTTTGCGGGTTGTTAATTCTACTTCTTTTTGTTGCGCTCAGAAATGGCCTTGGCCTTTGCCTTAGCGTCTGTCTTTGAGCTTAGTTTCTTGGCCTCTTTGGAGGTCATCGGGGTGGTGTTGGTAGTTCCCAATTTCAATCTCCTTCTTTTTCGCCGTGTTCCCACCGCTTGCAAGTCTTTCCCTCGCCACAGACAAATTCAAATTTCTTGCAGTAGATGGCTTCGTCACCGTACATCTCTTTGCACTCTGGGCTGTCATCACCGTATTCGCAGTTGCTGCACAGCTTGCGTTTGGCCTGATCTGGGGCAATTCGCCAGTAATTGGCAAGGTCACGCCAGAAGTCACTGGAAGGCTTGGACGGGTCTTTTGGCCCGTACATTTGCGCTTCTTCCATGTATTTGACGGTCTTGGCGTTCTCAGCCTCGTCAAATTTTGATTCTTCAGCTTCTTCAATCTCAATTGAGATTTCCAGCTCTGTACCAAGCAAACCAGCCATGATGTTCTCCAGTTACCCGCATTTTACAACACTAGCACAGTTTTTGTGAAATGTCTCTAAGGGTTTGTCCCAATGTATAACTTTGTGGATAACTGGAGAATAGAGCCATCAACAACAGGAGTTTCCCATGAAAGAATCTATCAAAGACGTTTCTTTAGCAATTGTCATTGGCCTTACGCTGGCTGCATTTGCTCTTCATTACTTTGACGTTTTGTTTTACTGACAATCGGTCTTGCTCTCTTGAGGACAATCTGCTTTGCAACAAAGTCAGCCATGTCCTCAAGTTGCTTGACCGTGCTTTCTTCCAGTTGGACATCGTGTACATCCATTGCCAGATTAACAGCTTGCATCTCTGGCCCACGGAACAAGAACTTTTCCTTCTCAAGCCCTCTTGATGCCATCTCATAAAGCGCGTTCTGTGCTTCTCTGATCTCTGGCAGCCAGTCTTTTCCCTTACCGTGAATAGCGTAAGCCTCACACATATTAAGTGCTGCGATCAATACGTCTATCTGGTCCCTGTTTCCACGGCCTTGAACCACCTCTGTCAATGCTGAATGGTTCTTAGCCTTCAGAACCACAATGGCATCACCAACGCTTGCAACTGGCTTCATTCCTGCCAGCACCCAAGTAACGGCGTCCAGGCGAACACCCTTTGGTTTGTATTTGCTCTTTTTTCTCATGATTTCTTAAATGTAGGAAGTGGACACCAGTGAGTCCATCGGTCATTGTCACGCCAAGTACCTAAAACAGCAATGCCAAGATTTTTATCAATCATCAGCATCTTTGGGCCGCAAGGTGGTGGATTTTCTTTTGCGTCAATCCAATGGTAAGACTTATCAATAATTGCTGCTTTGCTGGTTGTGGTTGTTATTGCCATAACGGCACACCTTTGACAAATGTGGTCTTGATCTTTGCGATCTTTCGGGCCTGTACTTTTTTCACATAACTCTTGCGACTTCTGGCTGCTTGAGACTGTGAGCTTCTTGGTTGTGCATCTTCACCCTCACCTAGTGCGTAAATCTTGACACGGTTACGGCCATCAGTCTGGTCTGAGTAATCAATCACGTAGATCAATTCCTGCGCTTTCATTTCGTTTAGCAACCTGCCAACAGTCTTGGGGTTGCACTGTGCTATTCGAGCCAAATCCATTCTGCTGTGTTGGCCTTCTAGCAAGGCTTTGAATACTTGCACTGCTTCTGTAATGTTCATGTGTTCCCTCTTGCAAACTCGCCGTGTAATTTTTTACGAGCATCTGTGGCAACTTGCGCGGCATCTTCAATATTTTCAAAAGAACCAAGATGCACGCTTTTTCTGTTGATGCAGATAGATGCCACCCATTTTTTTGACTGCTTATGCCACACAACGCCTTTGATGTTGCTGGCTCCAGTTGCCATTCTGTTTTGATTGTTCTGTGCTGACGTTGCTTCCCGCAAATTTTCAATACGGTTGTTTTGTCTATTGCCGTCAATATGGTCAACTTGAGATGGCATGAATCCATGAAAATACAAGAACACCAAGCGGTGAACTCTGTACAGACGTTGATTAACTCGGCCCCTCAAATAGCCTTTGTCGTTTGCAGTACCCAAAACATCGCCAGCTTTTCTTTTATTGGCGTTTGTTTTTGCAACAAGGATTCCATCAACGTAGTCAAACAAGTTTTTCAGTTCTGTTTGGGAAATCATTTTTCATCCTTTGATCTTGCTCGGATAACGGAAGCCAAGAGTTCACGGTACTTGCTACGCTCACCGTACTGGCTGCTAAGTGCATCATCTTCACACACCTTTGCACACGCCTCACGCTCTGCCTCTGCAATGCTGCGCTCATACTCAGTCCAATGCTCTTGAGTCCATGTGCGGTTACGCTCATCAGCACGGACAAGGGCTTCAAAGGCTTTGAGTTCATCACCAGCTTCACCAGAATCCATCCACCAAAGTCCATTACTAAGGTAAACAAGCTCTGCTTCACGGGCCATGTCTATCGTGTCTCTCATGGTTCGTACTCCACAGCAACTACTTCAATCTTTCCATTTGGCAAACGCTTAATAATCGTGGCGCAGGACTTGTCTCCAGCCTTGGCCCAATCAACACCCCAAGACACTTCTGGCTCATGCACAGGAGCTGGTTGTGCGGGTGGGGTGGTGTAGAGCGCACCATAGCCATCCCATTCAGTAGCTCGGGTGATTCTGTTTTCACCGTGATTAACCCACGCCACAGGCCTCTGCACAGGCGCTGCAAGGGCTTGCTTGATGGCGGTGATGGCTTTGGTGCGCTGCTCCTCATACAACTGAGCGCACTGCGCGGCAATCAAACCAGCCTTGCCGACACGTAGGATAGCTTTTCCAGTTGTGCCGTTTCCGGGCAAGTTGATCCATACAATTCCATCGTCATCCGGGCCTGTCACGGTTACGTTTTCCAACGCCTCCAGCGCCAAGTCGAGTGCGGTGTCTTTATCCATTGTTTTTCTCCTTGCATTGATGCTTCAGCATATGGATGCGCAGCACTGTGAACAGCCAGCCAAGGTAGCCAACAACTTCCCCACAATGTTTGCAGGTGTAGCGCACTTCGTATTCGGGTTTCATAAACAACTCCTCAATGTCATCAGGCCAAGCATCAGCACGATGAAGGCCCACAGTGCCCAAGTTACCTGCTTGCTTGCAGGTAGGTCTTTATCAAGAACTTCTTTGGCTTGGCGGATACGCTCTTTACGAATAGCGCAATGTCTGCCTTGTTGGCAGTCCTGGTTGCAACACTTCATACGTTATTTTGCTCAAAGCTGTAATCAGACATGGCGGCTTCTGCTTCCATCTCTAATGCTGTCAGTTGTTCTTTGGAAAGAAGCTCTGTTACGTCAGTGCCGTAGTAGTCAACGTAATCAAGATTTGTGTGAATGCTTTCACCGTCTTCATCAAAGTCTCGATCAATCTTCATGTGAACAGTGATAGCGCCACCGTTCAATGTCGTGTTGTATTTGAATTCGGTCATAACATTCCTTGGTTAATGAGCTTCTATTGTCTAGCGGCTTATCAACTTTGTGTATTAGTGGAAACCCTTAGAAGTGTCCAATCAAGCAATTCTTGTTGTGTGATGCCGTAGTGCTTTACAAAGCCTTTTGTTCCCAAGCCATGAACACCTGTGTTTCCTCGATGATGCTCAACACACAAGCCCATCAAAGTCTTATAGTCTCCTTTGCCCCAACCGCCAGCCCTAAGATGATGCAACTCAACTGGCCCCGGCTCATGAGGACCATGCAAGTGATAGCAGAGGCAACATCCTAAAGCGGCGACTTTGGCTTTGTGTTTTTTTTCATCTTTAGTCAAAAGCCACCCCGTTTTCTGCACCCCAAGCAAATAGCCATTCAATGAACTGACTCGACTCGTCTTTCTTAAACTTACGGGTCTGTAAGCCAAGCTGAACAATTCCAGTGCCATCAAGACTAGGAACCAGCTTGCCAGTGCTGATCCCCACCTCTTTAGCAAACTGCCAAACAAGGAACCGCTTCCAGTCTTCTGCGCTCCACTTTGCTCCAAGATGGCTGGCTTGCTTTGCAATCTGTCCAATGATGGAGTGATACATCTCCTCCTGATCACGGCTTTTTGATTCTTTCTCTATCATCAACACTAGCTTGTTGCCAGCCAGCAAGTAAGGTTTAGCTTTTTGCCAAACATCTTTCAGGACAGTGTGCGCCTGTTGAGCGTTGTAGAGGGTGACTTTCATTCCAGCTCCTCCCTGACGCATACATGAACGCTGGAAATCGTGTCAAAGCGTTTTGTCACATGAAGACTTACCACTTGGCGGTCATCGAGATACACAATCCCATTCATTGCATCAAGGATTTGCTTTGCTACGTTATCAATGTCACCGAGGTTTGCTCCTGTTGGCCTCTCAGACCGATTTAAACAGGCTATACGGCGTTTATTTGAGTAGCTCTGTGGTACGGCATAGTTAATGTAGATATAGGCCGCTACGGGCGTTTCTAGCGGTTGAGCAGACCCCATTGCTGCCTTAGCCATCAGCGCCACTTCTTTTTCGTAGGCCAGCGATTCTTTTGGGGTGTAAGCATGACCACGCCTAGTGACCCTTGCTCGTTTCTTTGGGACTGGATGACCATAGATAGAAAAGATGGTTTGAAAACTCATTCAAGTTCACCACTTTGTAATTTCTTCATCAGTTCACGAATACGCGCAACAGCACCCGTGCCATATTTACGCTCAAGCCACTCCATGCGAACAGGCGTCAACACCTTTTGTCCTGTTGATTCGTAAGTCCTGTACAAAACTCGCGCTTCACCAAGCTCGATCATGTATCTGTCGCCTTGATTAGATATTTCTTTTCTGCTGTAGCTCATTGGTATTTACCCTAAGTCACCTGTTAGCCTGAGTGCTTCGTCAATGATGTGTTGAGGGTAAGGTACGCCTTCACGCACCTTGTCCAAGATTTGCATTGCTTGATAGTGGCTCATTCTTGTCCCCTTGCACGAATAATCCGCGCCATTTCTCTAGCCATGCCTGGAACAATGTATGCCTCAACAAGTTTTGCACAGGCTTCTCGCTCTGATTCCTCAACGATTACTGCAACAGCAAGAATTAACTCAGCCATGCGCTCATCTACATCTTTAATACCTTTAGCTTTTTCAACAGCACTTTCCAAAATAGGAATTAATTTTTCCCAATTCATTTTGCAATACTCCTTCGCAGTGCAGCCATTTTTTCCAATTGCTCAACAGTAGGCGGAACCGCCTTTGATCGCTCTTGCTCCATTTTTATAAGCACAGGGTCACGACCAGTTGGACCAGGTACTGTTGTCCTGGCAACGTCAGCAGCTTGTTGGGCAAATGATTGCTTGGGGGCATTTTGACGGCGAACCCAATTTCTCCATGTTGCCAACCAATCCAATCTTGTAGCTTTTCCGGCTGGCACAGAAATCCAGTAATCTTTAAATTCGTCAAAAACTTTTATTGGGTTTAAGTCTTTGCGCTCTTGTTCACAAAAGACAATCCAATCTTCTGGCAAAACAAAATCCACTGGCAAGCGCGTCCCGCGATTGCTTATCTGCCTCTTCTCTGTCTTTGTCTCTGTCTCTCCCTCTGTCTCTGGGATAGCATCTTGATAGCAATCTGCTAGCACTCCGCTAGCAACAACAAAAAAACCTTTATCAATCAACGGCTTAACGCCATCTTGATAGTCTTTAGGTGTGATGTGCAACCGAAACACAAGCTCATCCAATGAGCCATCAAAAGTGCCATCTTTGGACTCTGATGCTAGCAACCACAACAAAGGAGCTAGCGCCTTGCTAGCAAGTGGCAAGCACATAAATACACGATCATTTAAGAGGTCACGATGGAGTTTTATCCACGGTGGGCAGCGGTCTTTGTAGTGTTGAAAGACGGCCCAATTTTTTGGCTGTAAAAGCATGATTTTTCCATTCACTGTCCTTCACTGAAGAAACGCACGGAAGGTGGGAA